GGTCCCCAATTTGAAGAAGGCTACACACTCATCGAGGAGAACTAAGTGAACAGAAAACTAGAACTAGATATGTCTGAATTCCTGATAGCAGCCGAAGCAGACAATGTTGACCGAATGGGAAGGATCCTCCAACGAATGAGCTTCGACCAGAAAGAAAAACTAACCAGAGGACTCCTCAAAGGTCTCTATCCAACTCTCTATTCACTGCCCGGAGAAACCATTCTGAATATCAAAGAAGAGTTCGGATTCGAAATTACTGAAAAAGTCAAAGAGGAGGCTAGTTAATGGCAATCAGCGTTCCCCCAAGAGGCGTAGCAGGCTCCCTCCAAAATAGACAAGCACGTCCCCTCAACGGACTGGAAGTCAGAGAAGCCATCGAAAAGCACCTGATGGTCCTCACTGACCGAATGCTGGGAGACGCCGGACTCCTCAGTGATCAGGTAATCAACCTAGCTGAACAACTGCGGCCAGTCATTGTGGAGGAGCTCTCTAAACAGACGAGACTTCAAAAAGTCAATGTCACCTATCCCAAGGTCGGATGGGCTATCAAGACCAGACTTGAACAGCTAGAAGACGAAAGCTATCAAGTCAATGCCGAGGTAGAGTTGGACCTAGAGAGAAATCTCCGACTCAATATTAGGTTCGGAGAGAGCGGCCTCGGCAATGTAGTAAAATCCCTCGAAGAAGAAAAGATCTCCAATCCCACACCCGATCGAGACCGCCAACAGTTTGGTCTGCCAGTTGAAGCCGAATACATCCGACCAGACGGCACAGTAGGCAAAGTAGACATCAATGAACTCAGACCCCAAGAAAAGAGAGCCGCAAGATCAGTGGATGTCGGAAGGGCCAGAACTGAAGCTACTTCTGTTACTCAAGGTGCTCCAATTGTGTTACCCTCTGAGTTACCCGAAGTTACTTTTGACGACATAATAGCCGAGCCTCCTCCCGAGCCGAAAGAACCTCCAAAAGTTCCTCTTGCAGAGCCGGGCTCAATGGCGCAGAAGACGAAACCGAATGTTAAGTTTAAAGGGAAGTAAATGGAATTTACCTATCAAGAATTACAATCAAGCATAGATAGAAGAGTTGATGAGTTTGAAAAAGAGCTTGCAGAGAAATATGAACCCATTCTGCATGCAAAAGACATGGAGATACTTTCTCTAAAAATGTCAAATGAGTCTCTGTCGAAAGAGAACGAAATGATCTGGCAAACCTCCCTGCAGAGACTTGCAGAGGAACGAGTCAAAGTAAAAGAACTTCAAGACAGACTCGAACAACTATTAGGAGCCAAATGAAAGAAATAGCCTACAAACTAACTAATCAAGAAGTTCTTTCTTCTTTAGTAGATGGATACCTTGGAGTCATTGAAGACGGCCACTGGACCCTCCAACTCATTTTCGAGACAACTCCCTCTACAATTCCCCAACTCATCTCCCAACAGGTCGTTGGGGCATTTCCAGGGATCATCTCCAGAGTCATTGGAATGAGACTAATCCAGGTCCCCACAAGCAATGAAAACACAGTGACTGTAAAAGACGGGCGGATCTATATCAGCCCGCAGGAGGAGCCAAATGGCGTTGATAGAAATCAGAGCGGATCTCTCAAGAGTAGCCAAAGCCCTGGAGAGAATAGCCAAAGTGCTGGAAAGAGCCGTCCCCGAACCAAACAAAGACGTTGAGCCCTCTACTGAGGAGGACTTTCATCAAGTTGGATATGCATTGAATCCTATGAAAGAGGATGAACTCTGGACTTTGTATGGACCACGAAGGAATTATTAAAGGCTGGAGAAGGGACGAATATTCTGACTCTTTAACTAGGGAGTTATTGTACGTAGAGATAACTCCTGAAAATGATATAAGGAGCCACGTCACTTCGGAAGACTGTGAATGTATTCCAAGATTATTTTCTATCTTAGAGGTTCCGACTCTAGTTCATAACTCTTTTGATAATAGGGAACTTTTCGAAAGCTATGAAAGAGGACACTGAACAGTCTATTAGTGAGATCCTGGACTATCCAATCAACTCTGAGGGAGCTCTCGTGACTCGTCGTGGGGGCCTTTCTCGTATGAAGCCCAGACTCAATGCTCCTCCTCCAGGTCAGATCGGCTCAGTTGATTGGACAATGGCTCATTTGTTTGGATCTACAGACAAGGCCATAGAACTAATAGAAAGCCTGGTGGCCGGCCAAGGAGAGAACGCCAGTGAGAAGTGGGTCAGGTTTCTTCTCCTATATAAACAGTGGGAGATCCAATATAAGAAAGGGGACCTGGATTCAGCTCCAACTTTGAATCAGGTCTGCCATTCACTTGACTTCGATGCCAGAGATTTCATAGGAGAGCTCCAAGTCGGCATAAAGTCCCTATTCACAAAGGTTGGAGCCATCAAGGCCACCATGGCCATCCCCGCAATAGTTGACAAGGTGATTGACGTTGCCGAATCAGATGAGGGAGACACCAAAGATAGGGAACTGGCTCTCAGACTTGCCGGCATGATCGACGACAAGAGTGGAGTGAATGTTCAGATCAACAACTCAAATCAGGTCGCTGTAATGAACAAGGGCGACAAGGACCGGATGAAGAGTCCTCTGCTGCAGTTCAGCGAGACTGTAGAAATCATTGATGAAGAAGTCAGAAAAGAACCATAGGAGATCTACGTAATGGAGACTACGTTGAGAATATCCGATCTATCAGTTGGAACCAGATTTCTATTCGGGCCTAGAAACCAAATCAAAGCCTCTGGTCCACTGTCTGGCTCATTATTCGAGGGTTTCATACTCGATAAACATGGATCCTTCATTAAGGTGAGAACCCAAACTAGAACTGGAGACTGGCTGTTCGAGTGGACTGAGAATCCGGATGAGTCCTGGAGAGTCATTCAAGTCATATGGGAGGGGAGTCCTGTCTCAGGTGGAGTAACCAGCACATTGTGATATGGAAAAATCAGAAGAGAAGAAACAGATAGAACTTCAATTCGAGATAGTCAAGGCCAGACTGAAAGACGTTAAGCATAGTCTGGATAAGTTGGATGAGATGGTGAAGAAGGCGGAGAAGAAGGAACCTCCGAAGAAGTAACACAGGAGTTACTATATATTCCCGTAAAGTAACAGAAAGTAACATCCTACGCGCCGAAAAGGTAATAAGAGAGAAGCACGACCTACCTTCCAGGTGGTCCATTCGACCTCATACTTCCGGCGAGAGGGAGGAAATGTATGCTCACTTCAACTCCCTTCTCGACAGCAAAGGGTATTTGATACGGGATTTCAGCCGAGAGGAGAGGCTATGGATTCTCGTCGAGAGTACCCTTTGCAAACTTGACTTTATTTATTTTGCTAGAAACTATGCCAAGATCGAAGACTGGTCAGCCAAAGTTGTCTACTTCAATCCTAATATAGCCCAACAGATAATTTTAGATCTGATGGCCGAACACGAGGAGCTCGGATGGGCTCTGATGTTCTTCTTCTTGAAAGCCAGACAGCTTGGGATTACTAGTTTCTTCCAGATAGTATTGGGTCATAGAACTTTCTTCTACCGAAACGTCGGAGCCTACACAGGATCCGCTGAGCAGAACAAATCCAAGGCAATGGTCGGGAAGCTGGAGTTCTTGTGGGAGCAGCTCCCCTGGTATATCCGGCCTCGACAGACAGCTTATAGAGCAGGTGAACTGATAGAGTTTGCCGACCTCAACTCATCAATCAATGTCCAATGGGGCAACCAAAAAGGAGGAATGGCCCGTGGAGCAACACCAACAATTGCTCATCTCTCAGAACTCTCAACGTTCCTCGAACCGGAACAACTTGTTGATGCGTCCCTATATCTGGCAATGCACGAGAACCCCTTTGCCCTCCTGGCTCTGGAGACCACAGCTAATGGAATTGGTGATTGGTGTCACAAGACCTGGGAATACAACACCAAGATGGACGCAAGGGGACTTGCCAGATACAAACCAGTCTTCCTCCCCTGGTACGTCGGGACAGACCTCTATCCTACTGAGTGGGAATGGAGACGCCGGCCAGCCCCAGAAGAGTGGACCCCTCAAGAGTATGTTGAGAAGCATGCTGAGGCTGCTAAGGTCTATGTTCGATCGAATCCGCTTCTGAAGAAATTCCTAGGAGATCAGTGGGAGATGAGTCTTCGACAGAAGTGGTGGTACTATTTGAAATATGAAGAAGCCCGAGAGATGAATCAGCTTCACTTACTTCTTCAAGAACTTCCGGCCAGTGCTGACGAGGCTTTCCAAAATAGTAATCCTTCGGTCTTCTCTATCCAGACAATGACCGAGGTGAGAGTTGAGTCTAACATCTCTAAACCCTTAGGAATCTATCAGATAACTGGAGAATCAGTTCCCTTTATCTACTCTGACCAGAAGGTAGTAGGAGACTCAGTGGTGGCCAGGGCTCTCTCCCAGGATAGAGACATCTTGGAGACTTTCGAACTCCAACCGGTCGAACACGACGGATGGCCGGACTCCAACCCAGATCTGAAAACTTATATCTGGGAGTGGCCCCTGACCGGAGAAGAATATGGAATCTATTGTGATCCCTCTGAAGGTGTCGGCCAGGACAATTCAGTAGTGGGGGTTATCAAGAAGGCAACTCCCTGGCACCCGGACGAACAGGTCGTAGAGTGGGCCTCCAACAAAGTAGCCCCCCACGATCTCTGGGCCTATATCTATTGTCTGGCACATCTCTACACAGTCAAAGATCACACCGGGGAATGGAGAGAACCCCTAGTTGTTATTGAGACAAACATAGCCGCTGGAGACTCCGCCCAGACTGAGATGCTCAAGAGAGGCTATGGGAATTTCTATCGACAGACTGACATGACTCAGGTTGGAGATGTAGGAGCTCAGTTCAACCGCCGGCCAAGAGCAGTGAGAGATCGAATAGGCTGGCGGACTGATAGAGTGAACCGTCCCAGGATGATTTCTCTATTTCGTAAGCTAGTAAGAGATGGTAACTTCAAGGTTAGATCTCCCTATCTAGTTAAAGAAATGGCCACGTTAGAATATAATCTTGACAAACAACGTATAGAAGCATCAGAAGGTCAGCACGACGACCGGGTGATGGGACCAGCCATTCTACTTTGTGCATGGTATGACCCAGAACTTTATGGTACTGTACCCACTGCTTTTGTGGAACAGAGAAGCTATGAGGCATCTCTAGATAGAATGCCAGTGTACACAGGAGATACTATAGTCGGGAGAGGTTCTAGATATAGTGAACCTATGCCTGATATGAGTGATTCGAGAGTTTTGGTCTACTAATATGCCAATACTAACCTATGAATGCAGCAAAGGACACCAGTTCGACAAAGAAGGTGGAAGAGACAAAGTCAAATGTCCAACCTGTCGATCAATGGCGGAGATTTTATGGATTGCTCCAAGATCTCCCCACCGACAGCTCCAAACTCCCATTGTCATGTGGAAATATGCTGATGGATCTCTCGGTGTTGCAGGAGGAGCTAATTCAAAGACTCCTAAGGATGCTGAACGTGTTGAGATACGGTCGGCCGGGGAGTACCGAAAGTATGCCAAGGACATCAACAAGCAATTCCGAGATATAGAAGAGAAAAGAGAAGAAAGATTTCAAGAACGGAAAGAACATCTGGAAAGAGAACGAAGATCAAATCTGGCCTGGATGATGGGCCAGGAGACTGATCCAGTTGCCAGAGATCTTTATAGAGAAGCTCTAGAGAGAAAGTCAGAGAGCTCTCCGTCATTTAGAGAGTTCTTCTCTGTGGCTATGGAGATGGATAGGAGTAATTATGAATGAGTGGGCAGCTCTGGGATTGGTCTTTCTAGCTGCAGCTCTCATAGTTTTTATAATCTGGTTAACGAACGAGTACTAAGAAGTAATATAAAAGGAATCTGTTTCCTCCTAAGCTACTAGGAGGAAAAATGCCAGTAACTCAAGGGGGAGCTTCCCCCGCAATAGTAACAGGGAGCAACCCCAGACGACCATCAAGATACGAAGCCCCATATCAGTGGGACGGATCTAGAGGTCAGGCTCAAAGTATCCTCTCTTGGATGAACGAATGCATCCAGGAAGGGGAAAACTTTCTCCGGAACCAGACCGGCTACAGGTTCGTTGACACCAGTCACCGGATCATGTCTGATATTGGCTTCGACGAGCTCCCGAGGACTCTATCGAAAGCCTCTAAGAACTTCGTCAAACGAGACGTAAGAGAGCTCGTGGGCACCTTAGCCAACCCCCGACCTATCTCCTCTTTCCGAACCGATCACGACGACTGGAAACCCCAGGCTGACATAGTCAACAAAGGCTACATGCACTGGTATCTGTCGGCCTTTGCTGACAGGCGTCTCAGAGAAGCCCTCCAGTTTGCGGCCGTTGAGGGGACAGGCTACTTGATTCAAGAATGGGATCCTGGATATTGGGCCCCGGGAGACGGAGAGATTACCCTTCAGGCTCTTGGAGTGGACGCGGTCCTGCCCATCCAGATTTCACCTGAAGACTGGAACCTGCAGAAAGCCTACGCGGTAATCATCCGCCGGCAGTATCCAATCTTCCATGTCATGAGGAGGTTCCCGCTTGCTGCACATCTCATTACTCCTGACGGTGAGGCAGTCAGTAAATGGCGTAGGCTCGTTAACGGTCTACTCGATAAAGTTACGCCAACTGTTCAGAATACTTATGGGTCTCAACGAGGTTATCGAGGGGAAGATCCTGCAGGTCGACAGCTCGTTACGGTCTACGACATATACATACTTGACGGCCAGGCTAATATGGACCAGACCCCTATCAAAAAAGGGGTCGAAGGCTCCCCCTGGGAATACAACGTTCCCTACTACGGCCAGCAAATCCCGATCGGAATGAATGATCCCGCAACGGGAACTCCAATTACAAGGCCAGCAAACTATCATGATTCAAGACTCTTCCCTTATAGACGACATATCATTGCAACCCGAACAGCTATTCTTTATGACGACACCTCGAAGTGGTGGCACGGACAGGTTCCTTTAGTTAAGTTCCGGCTTGATGATTGGCCATTTGAGTATTGTGGTATTCCAGTTACAAAGGAGCCAGCCAAGCTCCAGGCTCTCTATATGTCCCTTCTTAGAGCCTATGACGACTCCTCAAATGCCAGACTCCGACCACCCATTGGCTACGATAAGTCTAGATTTTCAGTAGAGATGGGCAAGCTGGATCCCAGAATGGGAGGCCAGGTCATTGGGGTCAACAACATGCTGGGAGAGGTCTTCAAGCTCTTGGTCGATCCCAGATTCTACACAATGCAGCAGGACATCTTGAATTTCATGCAACAGGCTGAAGAGGGAGGAGCCCGCCTGATGGGCCTTCATGACCTGACTGCAATGGCCAAGGCAGCCCAGGTGCCAGGTGCGGACACCATTGAGAAACTTGCTGAGATGGCAGGCCCGATGGCCACTGATATGTCTAGAAATATGGAAGCCTCAATGAGAGACCTTGGGGAATTGTGGAAGGCCAACTTCTTTGAGTTCTACAGTGTCAGAAAGAGATTCCAGATTCTAGGCAAAGACGGAGTAACCCGAGAAGACTTTGACTTTGATCCCTCT